CGGTTTTCGCATCACCCATGAGGTGGGCCAGCACCTGTTTGGCCTGCTCGATGTCGGGCTTGTGGCCGGCCGTGTATTCCTTGACTGCTTGGTCTGCGTCGATTCCTGCGGTGATGGCGTCGAGCATCGATGTGTCGGCGACGGTGACCGTCTTGTCTGGGTCGATGTCGGGGTGGCGGCGCCGGTCGGCCGCATAGGACCACTGGTTGGGGGTCCAGGTCGGCGGGAATCCGAGCTGCACACAGTCCCAGAAGCGTTTCGCCTCGGCCACCGCATACTCCTGCCACTGGTGGTCGGCCTGAATCCGGTAGCAGCGGAATCCCCACGTCGACAGCGCCACCACATCACACCAGTCGACGCCAAATGTCGCCATGTACCACTGCACTTGGCACCAATAGTGTTTCGGGATGTCGGTGGAGCCGTCCGGCCCCCAGTCGCCGGGGCGGCCCGGCGAGTATTTGAACTCGACGATGCCGTCGATGGAGGCATCCGTGTTTCTGGTGCAGACGATGCGGTCTGGGTTGGCCAGCTGCCAGCGGCGATCCTTGTGGGCCCACGTTCGGGCATCACGCAGGAACAGGCCCTCGGGAAGTTTCTTGTCCCGATACCACTGGTCGGCCGCCAGCTCCGTGTAGTGGCCTGCCTCCATCAGCGGGCTTGTCTGCTCGGCGGCTACGGAGTCGCCGGTCTTCTCGCACCACAGGGAGTAGGAGTCGCCCCACGGTGACAGGCCCAGCACCTTGGCAATGTCCGAGCCGCCCACACCGGAGCGGCGCAGGTCATGCCACGCCTGGGTGCCGTCAATCTCACACCCGATGAGGACAGCGTCTTTCGCATGTCTGGTCATGCCGCGCACCCCTCATCCGACTCGTCCAGCTCTTCCGGGTCAGGGAGATAGTGGGCGATCTGGTTCAGCATGTCTGCTGCGCAGGTGGCCATGCGCCACAACTGCGGGGTGTCATCCAACGACAGGAAGTCGCGGGCACGATCGGCTCGCACCCGGGCAACCCGCACCTCCTCGCGCAACATGTCAAGCTCATATGGCTCCATGTTGTCTGCGAGGGTTTTTATCTCAGCATCAATGCGATGATTGATGGTCATTTCCTGTCCTTTCTCGATAGGCCTATGCGGTAGCGTTGCTGTGGTGTGGTTCCGCCGAAGATGCCGGCGCGCATCTTGTATCCGGGCGGCTCCAAATCCATTGCCATTTCGAGGCAGTGGATGGCCAGTGGGCATTGGTGGCACAGCCGGATCGCCTCATCCTGGGTGCCCACGTCGGCGTCGTCGGGAAACCACATTTCCCGATCCATGCCGGGTTTGCGGCACACCGCCTGTGCCCACAGGTCGGCGTGGCGATGGTCGGTGCGCGCCCACCGGGAGCCGAGCAAGGCGGCCACCTCGGACGACGCCACCAAAGGTTCCCCGTCCTTGGTGGTGCCGTGCTGTGCGAGACAGCCACGGCGGATACCGGCCCGCAGCTTCTCCCGAGGCACACCGTGAATCCGGGCGGACTGGGCAACCGTGTGCAGTACTTCCGTCATGGCAGCCTCGCAGGGTCCAGCAGATGGCTGCAGGCGGCCGCCAAGGTACAGAACAAGGCGGTGGCCAGCGCATGGGGCAGGTCGTTGAACCAGCCGGCCAAACCGACGACACATTCACCCAGGCCACACACGGCAAACACGACCGTCAGCAGTCGGCAAGGGTTGAGTCTCATCACGCCTCCCCAGAGATCGCGTCGATGACCCTGCGCACATGCCGGTCGACCCGGTGCAGCTCCTCCAGGGCAACTCCGAGCAGCAGGCAGGACTGCTCCAAATTCTTCGATGCGCCGCCGGGATTGTCGTAGTCCAGGTCGGACTGCAGCTTCTCAATGGACACCTGCAAATCGGATGCCTGATTGCAGATGTGCCGTATCTGGTACATGTATTCGGCGGTCCAATGATCCTTGTATTCGTGCATTGTTTCTCCGTTTTTGGGTGCACTACAGGCACCCCTGTAGGGTGTGAAAGGTTTTGGTTTCAGGTCAGTCGGTGTGCTTCAATGCAATGGCCAGGGCAATGAGACACACGACGACGAACACGATGTCTGATGCGTATCCGTGGGGCATGTCAGGCGACCCTCCTCATCAGGGCGGCCACGTCGGCGGTTTTCAGCCTCAACGCCTGCGTGTCACCGATCGTCCAGCAGGCCAGCTGTCCACGCTCTGTCAAATGGCGCAGGTGACGTGCGGAGCAGTTGAGTTCTTTCGCCGCCTGAGAGTAGGTCATCCACCTGCCGTACTCGTCGGCCAGCTCCTCGGCGAAGGTTGGTGCCTTGGTTTTCATGGCGTCTCCTGCCACGTGGCATCGGGGACGCGCTCCACCATGGATTGCGCCTGTTCGATGAGGTCGAGGATGCTGCTCATCAGGTAGACGGCATCCGTTGCATTCTGGTTATCCTGTGCAGCCAGGTCGTCGACCGGCTTCAACAACGCGTTAAATACCCGGTTGATGGATGCATAGCCCTCTTGGAGACCTCTACTGGCTTCCTCGCGGTTCATGCCGAGCCTCCTTGCCTGTCGTTGCTGTGTGAGAGACTGTCCCCATGGAAAATGCGGCTCAGCTTCTCTATGACCGGCTGAAGGAATGGCAAACCCCGCAGCCAGGAGCTCGGCTCATCGACTCCCGGGCCATCGAGGGGACATCGTGGATCGACACCCACCTCGAAACCCTCCGCTGGTTCGTCCAGGTGCGCGACCGTATGACCAGCGACGAGTACTTCGAGGTCGTCAACAACATGGCTATCGCCATCTTCGGCGGTGACATTGGTGTCGCAGGACGGCCCGATGGACGATCCCTCGTCTTCGACGCCGATCTGCTGGTCCTCAAAATGCTTGCCGACAACTGGGGTGACGTCGGCTACTCGCCGTTCGCCCTGGGAGACATCGGCAACGTCACCGACGAGATCAGCGAGTTCATCACCGCCGCCGATGACATGGATGATGATTTTGCCCGCTACGTCCTGGAGTTGGCGAAGGGACTCGACAAAGCCGTCGATCAATTCGTCGTTTTCGGCCCAGATGGGGTGCGCAGGCTCGCCGCCGAACTCATCGGTGCCCTGGCGGTCATGTTTCCGCAAGTCCCGGAGGATCGAAACGAAAAGCTTAAAAACTTCATCGGCCGTCTTCGCGAGGGATTGGCGAACCTGCTGCGCGTCGGGGCAACCACGGCTGTTGAGGTCGGTGTTACTGATTTCTTGAAGGCGCTTCCTCCCAGAGGCTAGACGCCGCGCCGATGCCTTGTCGACGGAGACGATCCTCGCAGCCTCGAACAGCCCGGTGCGCATATCAGGGCTGGCCGGGTTGGTGAGAGCGTCGGTCAGATCCGCCTCGATAGCTTTGAGTGCGTACTCGTGAACACACATGACGTCGGTGCTCATGCCGCCTCCTCCTCACTGATCTGCTTATCGATTTCTTCCAGCCGGGCGGCCACCTCTGCACGCTTCTTGTCGAGGGCGGCAAGGCGGCGACGCCTTCTCGCCTCATCCGAGGGGACCCACTCGACATCAGCCTCAACCAAGGTGGCGTTCCCGCCCCACCGGTTCACCAGATCGACACGATCCTGGGCAGACGACCGAGATCGGTAGACGCGGGATGTGGACGGCATGAAGAACTCGCGCGGCTCACCCCACTTCTCAAGGCAGTACTCATCCCAGCCCTCCGGCGTGTCACGAATCTGCGGCATAGGGTCGCCATACTCGTCGTAGTCGTCGTTGTCGTTGGTCTGAGCCATGTAGAGCTTCATGCTGTGATCTCCTTGCGGGTATCTGATGTGGGGTTGATGGGCAGTCCTTTGGAGGCCAAAAGCCGTGCCAAGTCGTGTTCTGGACGTCCGGGGCGAACCCTGGGGGATTCACGGCGCACACCATCACCGTCGAGGGAACCGTGCAGATAGATGTACGGCTTTCCCCTCCACGATGGGTGGCGATGCTCGGGGCCGCTGCGCCATTCGCCACGATCGTTTCGGTGATGGCGGCGCTGATCGATGAGCAGCCCGAGGCTGTAGAGCTTCTCGAAGAACATGCGCTCGGGCACGTCGGAGAAGTAGTGCTTGTGGAATTGACGGAGGGTGATTCCGTCGCTGGCCTCGATGGCGTGGACGGTGGTCTCGGCTCGGCTGGCCCGCTGCTCGGCACGGTGCAGGGTCGCCTGGGCTTCAACGAGCGCTTTGGCCATCAGCTCCGGGCCGGTCAACTCTTTGGCGGGCGTTGTTTCGGCTTCACGGGTGCGCACCGCGAAGTAGGCCTGTGCCGCGGCGACCTCGGGCTTGTTGGGGTCGCCGTTCATGGCGACGAGGTAGCAGGCGAACCTAGTCAGGCGATAATCGACAAGCGGCCTACCGCCTTGTTCTTGTCCTCGTTCGGGGTTTTTGCGGGATCCCGCAAAAACTTCTGCGACGTTGACTCCCTGCGCCTCGGCGGACTTCATAGCCCTCTTGAGAGGTACCTCGAAGTTCCTCCAAGCGCTGTAGCCCATGAGTGGCATGAGGTCGCGAGCCGACCACCACTCCGAACCATCGGGGTCAACACGACGAATACGGTCAAACGGAGACTGCGAATCGTCAAGGAGTCGAATGGTGGCAGTCATGCTGCGGCCCTCATTTCTGCTGCTGCGATGATGGCCGTCATGGATGTGTCCAACTCACGAGCGATGAGAGCGATGTCGGTGGTCGTGAATGGTGATGCGCCCTTGAGCTTGCGGTGCAGAGTGACAACTGGGATGCCGGTCTGTTCCGCCAGGCGTCGCTGGCTGATGTTCTTCTTCTCCATCTCGGCGCGGATGGCGCTTGCTACCCGTTCCGATTCGGTGCGATCTGTGTTCATGTGGAACAGCTTAGTATTCATTCGGAACATGTCAAGTCGATTTGGATGGTTGATTTTTCAGGGGCTACTGCCGTAAGCTGTTCCGTGTGAAACAGGATGAGTTGGATGCGCTCGACGCGTCCGTCGCTGAAGCACTGCGATCCATACGAGGGGTCGCGGGCATCTCGCAGGCGGAAATGGAGCGGCGAACTGGCATTGCACGCACGTCATACCGTCTCTATGAGAAGGGCCAGCGTCAGCCAGACATCAACGCCCTAGCCCGGATCGTTGATGCGTGCGAAACGTCATTGACCTCTGTCATGGCCGATATCGAGCGGATCTGGGAGCAACGCCTAGCGCGTCTCCGTGTCAGCGTTCCCGGTAATGTTCGTCGTCTTCGTGACTCGACGCCACCCGTGCCGGAAAGCGCGGCCGCCTATCGAACCGGCCATCCCACCGAACGGGAGCGCATGGAGAAAGAGTGGGGCGATGACCCTGACTAACCCGTGGGCCGACCTCACCAGCCGGCCCCAACTCGACCTGTGCTGAGGCGGCCTGCCACCAGGACAGCTGGGTGCCACCGACGGGCAGCACATCTGGATCGCCACCGGCCTCACCATCCGGGAGCGCCGCTGCACCCTTGCCCACGAACTCGTACACATCGACCTGGGTCTGGTG